TTATTGCAATATACCACTCCCCTGTTTTAGCGTCATTACCAAATTTACCAGCCGTTATGTCTCTAAATAATTGATCTAATTGATCTACTATGGCAGGATATGTTTTAGTTCCCTCGTATTCTCTATTTCTTATATATTGGGTTGCAGCTTTCTCTACAGCTGAAGCAGCTTCTTCTGCGTCTCTTGCTGTTTCTTCTTCGGCTGTAAAAGCAATTAATTTGCCATTAATGTTGTGGTAACGTGTCATTGTGCTATCCCATATAAAGTAAGTGTTCCACTAGCCCAAGAACCACTTTCAGGAAGTATAACAATCCCTGTTGTGGCATTTGTACTTGCAAAACCACCACCAAAATTATCAAAATTTCTATCTTGAGAAGAATTTCCAAACATATGAAATCCATAATATCTAAATTCTCTGTTAGCCACAAAATTTGTCATGTAAATTATCCCATTAGTATCCTCAAGAACTGCACTTCCGCTAGTGGCATTTCCCAAAGCGTCTTTGCAAAGCCTAAAATGATCTCTATTTAGATTATTTGATATATTTCCATCACTACTAAAAACCCTAGCCCTATAATTATTGCTAGTATCTGTGCTGCCTCCTTCTTGTATTCTCATTCTTAATTCAACACCATCATTAGTAGGTTGTAGTTGAGTAAAGACTATTGCGTACATTTTATAAGTATCGAAAGCACCTGTAATCGAATTAGTAAAAGTTACATCAGAAACATTACTAGAAATTGTTGTAGAGGAAAGTTTTACCCAAGTATTGTTGTCTGTTGTGCTTACAGTACCAAAAGATAAATTACCTGATCCATCAGTCTTGATGTACTGACCATTTGTTCCATCAGCAATAGGTAGTTGTAATTCAACAGCAGCGTTACTTGTAGTCGTTGATGGTGCTTTTAGGCTTACTGACCCACCACCTGATGCTGCGTTTAGTTTAATCTTTGCTGTCATGGTTTTGGATTAGCGTCTTTTACAGCTTTGATGTGGGTTGCCCACGTTCCAGTTGTATCTAGTTTACCAGCGAGAATATCCTTGTACAACATATCAAGTTGATCTCCGAAAGAAGCATAAATCGTAGAACCATCAGTTGTTCTATCGGTTTTGTACTTAACAGCAGCAGCTTCA